GAAGCTAAGTATGAAGAGTTCAGAGCTCTTCAAAAACTACGGAACAATATGGCGTTGTTTGGAAGGTACTGCTTCCCGACTGCCCTCCGTAAACAAACACCCCCGTTCCATCATGAGGTGTATTCTTCCTTAGCTGACGACGACACACGAAGAGTGCTAATAGCTGCTCCTAGAGGAACGGCAAAGAGCACTGTTACCACTCTTATTTATCCTTTGTGGAAGATAGCTTTTAAGTCTTCTAATGAGGATTTATTTATTGTTATAATATCAGAATCCCAAGCTCAGTCTATAAATTTCTTATCGAGGATTAAATACCATTTAATGCATAGTCAAAATCTAAAAAATACTTTTGGAGACTTAGGTCCTAATACAGCTAAGAGATGGACTCATACAGATGTAGTATTAGCTAATGGCTCTAGAATAGTAGCTGTTGGTACAGGGCAAAGAGTTAGAGGATTTATCGAGGGAGATACAAGGCCCAATTTAATTATAGTTGATGACTTTGAATCTGAATTGAATGCCTTTACAAGAGAAGCAAGGGCAAAGAATAGAAAGTGGATGACAGAAGCTGTTATCCCATCCTTATCAGATGAGGGCAAGATATGCATGATAGGAACTGTTATCTCTGAAGACTGCTTCTTATATTGGGCTAAAGAGTCTGAGACGTGGAAAACTCTATGGTATTCTATATGGGATGAAGATGAAAAGAGTATTTGGCCAGAACGATTTCCTAAGAGCAGAATACTAGGAATAAAGAAAGAATTTGAATCTGTTGGTAATTTAAATGGTTTTTATCAGGAGTATATGAATATAGCTCAATCTCCAGATGATGCTCCCTTTAAACCAGACTGGATACAATTACATCATTATGATTTTGAAAGAATTAATGGGCAAAATTGTTTAACAAGAGAGGTTGGAGATGAAAAGAAAATTATACCAGTTGAAATCTATTGTGGGGTGGACCCTGCTAGCTCCCTTTCTAGTAGGGCTGATTATTTTGTTGTTTCTACAATTGCTGTTGATAATGATAACAAAAAGTACGTTGTTGATATTTATAGAAATAGGATATCTCCTGCCGAACAACCACAGATATTAATTGATGTTTATAAAAAATATAGACCTAGAAGAATGAAGATTGAAACTATAGGTTACCAAGAAGCATTGAGAGTAGCTGTTAGAGAGTTAATGAGTAAAGAAAATATATATATCCCAGGGTTAGAAAAGGGAGTAAAACCTAGAAACTCAAAAAGTGAAAGATTGTTATCGCTAGTTCCTATGTTTGCAAGAAACTTATTTTACTTTAGACCAGAGGATATAACAGCTCAGCAAGAGTTCCTTTCTTACCCCAGAGGTAAGCATGATGACGTGATGGATTCTATATGGACAGCTCTTGATGGGCACAAGGCTTGTAGACTAAAAGACTATGACCCTGAAAAAATAAATACCAGTAAAATTAAAAAAGTATTTGATTGGATGACAATGTAATGTATATTAGGGGTAAAAAATATGGCGTATAAAGATAAAAATACTAAACCTGCCCATAGCGAACGTGATTTTGTAAATGAAACGATTGATATTTATCAAAGATATTCCAAGAAAAGGGATACTTGGGCTCTTGAAGCAAAAGAAGATAAAGAGTTTCGTTTAGGGAAGCAATGGACAACAGAGCAGGCTAATGTATTAAAAGGCAGAGGCCAAGCTGCAATTGTTGTAAATAGAATACATCCAGCTGTAGAAACAGCTAAAGCAATGATAACTGCAAACAGACCCTCTTTTAGAGTTGCTCCAAGAGAAGATTCTGATAAAAAGATTGCAAATGTAGTTAGTGCTTTACTTTCTTATATGTACGATATCTCAGATGGTAGAACAGTAATAAGAAAAGTAGTTGACGATTATTATGTTTCTGGACTAGGATATATACAAGTCTATCAAGACCCAATGATGGATATGGGAAAAGGTGAGGTTTGTATGCATGACCTTGACCCATTAGATGTTTATGTTGACCCTAATAGTCAGCATAGATTTTTTGATGATGCAGAGAATATAGTAGTCTCTAGATTGTTTACAAAAGACCAAGCTAAAAAACTTTATCCTATGTATAAAAAGGATATTGAGAAAGCAAATAGTGAGCAGGACTTTAATGCTCCAGAGACAGGTAGAAATTTTGATGGTAGTGTCCAGTTTCCAGAAGATGTTGGAACTTTAGACAATACTAATTATGTAAGAGGATATGAAAGATATTATAAATGTCATATCCCTGAATATAGGATTTTTGAAAATTTTAGTGGAAAAGAAGAGCTTTTAGATGAAGATAAGTTTAATGAGTATGTTCAGAAATCTGCTTGGATAATAGAAGGCAGTATAATAACAGACGAAAGGCAGGCTCAAGCTTTACTTCAACAGCTGCAAGAGCAAGAAAAATTAAGACAATTAAGAGATTCTGTTGGAATGGAAGCTCAAATGAAGCAAGCAGGATTAGGCGCTGAAGCAGAAGTTCCTACAGTAGAGCCTAGACAAATTCAAGCAGAACAAGTATCTTTTGCGGAGTTAATAGAGCAAGGATTAATAGAAGTTGTAAAAGTTTTGTCTACAAGAGTGCATCAGTGTGTAATTATAGGAGATAAACTCTTATACAAAAGAATATTACCTATAGACCAGTATCCTATTGTTCCTTTTGTTAATATCCATACAAGAACTCCATATCCTGTAGGAGATGTAAGGCTTGTAAAAGGAATGCAGGAATATATAAATAAAACAAGGTCATTAATTATAGCACATGCAACAACTAGTACGAATACAAAAATACTTGTTCCAGAAGGGAGTGTGGATATGGCTGAATTTGAACAGAAGTGGGCTCAGCCTGGTGTTGCTATTTCTTATGACCCAACCGATGGTGCTCCGATGCCTGTTCAGCCTTCTCCGCTACCTAATGAGCTTTATCAAAATGAGATGACTGCAAAGAATGATATAGACCATCAGTTAGGTATATATGAAATGATGCAAGGAAATACAGCTGCTGCTCCTCAAACTTATAAAGCTACCATTAGTTTAGATGAGTTTGGTCAAAGAAAAATTAAATCGAAACTTGCTGATATTGAGGCAGGTTTAACAAGAGTAGCACAAGTTGCTATACCTTTAATGCAGCAACTATATACTACTAAAAAAGTATTTAGAGTTGTTCAGCCAAATAACTCTTTAAGTGAATATACAATAAATCAAAAATTAGTTGATGATAAAACAGGAGAGATAAAGATTTTTAACGATATGACAGTTGGTAAGTATGATGTAATATGTATAGCAGGCTCAACACTTCCAAGTAATAGATATGCGGAACTTGAGTTTTATAAAGACGCTTATCAAATGGGTCTTATCGATAGACAAGAAGTTCTTAAGAAAACAGAAGTGTTTGATGCTGAGGGTGTTCAAGAAAGAATGGATACTATTGGAAAACTCAATCAAGCTCTTAAGCAATCTCAAGAAGAAATTAAAAAACTTAAAGGTGACTTGCAAACCAGAGATAGAGAAGCTGTTAACTTACGCAAGAAGATAGAAGTCGAGAAGTTTAAAGCAGACCTTGACAAAGTTAGTAGCAAATCTTCTGCTGCAAGCACTTTATATGAAAAACGTCTTGATGACGTACTTTCCACCGTTAAGCAAAAGGTCACAGACCAGCTTAGCTCAACAAAAGAGCCTCAACCTTCTTCTGGTGGGAAGAAGCAGGCTAAAAAACAGGAGAAAAGATAATGGTAGATAATCAAGGAACGGATACCTCTCAAGCTGCAAATCCATTGTTTGACGAAAGTGTATTTAGCGATACACCAGCTCAACAATCTGCACCTGAAAGCTCCACACAAGATAATACATTAACTCCAACCGATGCGTTTACAGAAGCATCTGGAGAAGAGGCCCCTAAAGAGGCACCCTCAACACAGGAAACAACTCAACCTTTAGAAGCTAAGAATGATGATACTCGTTTTGAGTATTGGCAATCTCAAGCAGCTAAAAGAGATAATGAATTGAAGCAAGCGCAAGAACAATTGCAACAATATCAGCAACAAATGAATGTACCTCAACCTCAGCAAGCAATGGCTCCTGAGGAACAAGTACAAGAGGAATTTCCTCCACCTCCAGAAAAACCTGTTAAACCACGAAACTTCAATAGGCAAGAAGCTTATGAAGATTCTAGTAGTGAATCTGCTAGATATTTAGATGAAGTTGATGAATGGCGAGATAATATGGACGAGTATAGTACATTGAGAAGTCAATATGAAACTGCTTTAGTTCAAGAGAATATGCAGCAAATGCAGTCTCAGCA